ATCTAAGTCAAATTTTCCAAAAAATTTAACACTATCTATTGGTTTCATATTATCCTTTTGTTAATTTATTTCTTTATATAGGGGATAATAGTTTATTATCCCCTATTGTGTCAAGTGTTAATTGTATTGTTTATTTTGTAGTCTAAGTTGTTTTGTCTTATCCCATATAATATTTACACCCGCCATAATTTCACTTAATTGGGCTTGTAATTGCTCGGGCACGCCACATTCCCAAATCTTATGTTTAGAGGCTTTTTTATATAGTTTAAGTTCTTTTAACTTTTTGCCCTCGGGTTTATTCTCGACTTTTTGCTGAGCAATAAATTCAGCAAATTCTCTTAACTGATCTCGGCAATCCTCGGGTGTTATGCCCCGCCCGTAATTATCACTTCTATAATAATTATCTCGGTCTTTTTTATCTTTAAATTTATAAGATAATTTTTCTCTCAAATTACTATCTTTAATTTTACCAAAAAAAGTCACGGCTTGACGCTGAGCAATTTCTAAAGTTTCAATAGCTTTTTGTAAGTTATTAATAACCTTATCAGCTTTTATTTTTTTTGATAAGTACGTCATGGCGCTTTCAGTTTCCTCAGTTAAAACCGCTTTAAGTTCTAACTCAGCCATATTTATAATTGGGTCTAACTCTTCATCGACCCGTTGCTCCATTTTTGTAATTTGATATTTAGTCGGGTATTGTGTTTTAGTCATTATATATCCTTTTTGTTATTGTTAATATATTATCCTTTATAGTCCTTGACAAACATAAAGTCAAGCATTATATATAAAAATGTTATTGTCCTAACACCCGCTATTTATGGGATAGCGGGACAATAAAAAGAAAGTTATAAATTATGAGATACAAATATAAACCACAAAAAAAGCTTTTAGGGTCTTCAACCTTTAAAATGCAAAAGTCAAAAGGATATAAATATTTAAGTGAAATATTACATCTTGCACCCTCAAATATAGGCGGGGTTAATATATGCCCAAATGCAAGCCCCGAGTGTATAAAATTATGTTTAAACACAAGCGGGCGGGGTCAAATGACAACTGTGCAAAAATCAAGATTAAATAAAAAATATTACTTCCTAGCTGATAGGCTTAAATTCTTAAATCATTTAGATAAAGAAATTAAATTAAGTTATGAGCGGGCAAAAAGAAAAAAATTAAAATATACTGTTAGATTAAATGGTACTAGTGATCTTCCATTTGAGCGTTATAAATTAGAGAACGGCAAAAACTTAATGGATAATAACCCACAAGTTCAATTTGTCGATTATACAAAAGTGACAAATAGATTAGATAAAAAGAATAAAATACCTAAAAATTATGATTTAACTTATTCACAATCTGAGAATAATTTAGATGATGTAAAAAGAATATTAAAAACTAAATACAATATTGCAACGGTATTTAGAAAAAAATTGCCTAAAAAATGGTTAGGCCGTAAAGTTATAAACGGGGATAAGCACGATTTAAGACACTTAGACCCGAAAAAAGTAGTTGTAGGTTTAATTGCTAAGGGTAGAGCAATCAAAAATTTTAATGGATTTGTGCAAGATGTATAATTTTGTGCGGATATTGGTTGACTACCAATTAATATATAGGCGGGGTTTGAAGTTTGGGTCGTTTACCACTTCTACCCCGTTTAAAACTAACAAGCGACAAGCTCAAGCGACAAGCGAGCAGGAGGGATAATATGATTAGAATATATGAATTATCTTTTGGACATAATTCTAAAACAGATATGACAACTATATTAGATCATAAAACAAATACAATTATAGCAGAATTTGATGATTATAATATAGCTACATATTTTGTTAAAAAATGTTTTAAATTAATTTTAAAAGATAATGACAGAGATGGTTGGTTATATACATTAAAACAACAAGCGAGCGAGCAGAAGGGATAATATGAGTAGTTTTGTACAAGATTGGAAGTGTAGCAAGTGTAAAAGTGATAATTCTTGTTATGAAGATTTTAAAGATAGCGAGGAAGGATATATTTTTGAATGTAAAGATTGTAAATATATGGAAGTGTATAGAGAAGATGTAGACACGGGCAAAGTTATTGAAAATTATGCAGGGTACGAGCATTATTATAATCAACAAGCGAGCGAGCAGAAGGGATAATATGGCAAAAGAAAAATATAAAATACCAGAACATTATTTTTGTTTAAATGATATGACACCCGCATTTGAAGTTGAAGAGTGTATAATGCAAGAGTGTGAGAGCGCAGGCTTAGACATACGAGAAGATGAAGACCTTGCAGAAGAGCGGGGTTATGACCGAGCGTTTGAGGTTGTTAACCCATACAAAAATAAACTTAAAAAAGTTTTAGAAATTTGTAAAACTAATATGAAAGTTGATTGGGTTAGTGCAGATATGGAAGTCTGTGAAGAGTTTGGAGAAATTGTTAAAATAATAGAGGAGAAGTAATGAAAAAATATACTAAAAAAGATTTTTTAGAATATGCGAGCGCATTTGATTACCAAAATGACATAGATGAAGGAAACATAACGGGGTATAAAACAGATAAAGAAATAAAAGATGATATGAAAAAATGGAATTTAAAAGATTTTCATACTCATTTTGGTTTTAGTCATTTTAATGAATATAGTGGTGATCATAAACTAAAATCTACAAGCTAGACAAATACTTTACACAATCTTCAAGCGAATCAACAATAGGATCAAGCGATGACAACGATGAATCTACAAGCGCAAGCGATTGCTTGCCTTCAAATAACAAATGCTTATCCTTCCACTGCACAAGCACAAAAGAATTCTTAGGATGGGTGACATGAAACGATACTTGATGAGGGGACAGGCGAGCTCTATTGCCGTTAGCTACTTTTAATTCTACAGTGAAAAAGTTGCAGTTATTATTATAGCCCAATAGATCGGGAGTACCAAGTAGGCTAAGGTTTTCCAACCTAGTCCAAATGATATCTTTTGAAACACTTTTAAGTTTTTTATATAGTTTAGTTTCTGAGCCCACAATTTCATTAATAATCCTTCTGAAGTTTATCTGGTAAGATAAGACTAGAAGGTTTTTCGGTTTTCATAACCAATCTGTGTGCACTATGACCTGGCTGACCAATAATTGGATGTGCATTTTCATGTACTTCCATTCTTCTGATAGCGTGTAGCTTTCCTTTAATCTCTACATAGATAACGGCATTCTTAACTGCGTCACTACCTTTTGTAAAGTTGCTTAGAAACAACTGCAAGTCTTGTACTCTCATGAATCTTTTTGTCTTAACTTAGTTGACAAGTCCTCTATCACTTTTCTGTATCCTTGCAAGAGATTTTTATTAGATTCATTCTCTGATAATATTTTTTTGAATTGAAATACTTCTTTTTTTAAAACACCAACCAAAAACTCATACCCTTTGATAGTTTGTTTTAATTCATCAATCTGTCTGGTTAAATCTAGCTGACCTCGATCTTCTTTTATATTAACTTGAAACTCATTTTCATGGGTCATATCTTCCCCATGTTCTTTTAAATGTGTATATGTGCGTTTCTCTTTCATTATTGACTTTATAGGATAATTACTTTAAATTGTCAAACATGGGAGTTCCAAAAAGATTAACAGAATTACAGCGTAAGTTTGCTGAAATACTAGTATTTGGTGACAAAGACGGTAAGCCAGTGACAAAAACTGAGGCGGCAAGATTAGCTGGCTTTAGTGAGAATAGATTAAGTCAAGAAGGATACGAGTTAACAAACCCCAAATATCATCCACTAGTTGTAGACTATATAGGCAAATTAAGAGAAGAAAAAATACAAAAATTTATGGTGACATTTGATGGACATCTTGCAGAGCTAGATCGTATTAAAGAAAAAGCATTGAAGAAGGGATCCTTTTCAACAGCAGGTAATATGGAGATAGCTAGAGGAAAAGCAGCAGGATTATACATAGATAGAAAAATTATTAAGACAGGTAAGTTAGAAGATCTATCTGAACAAGAGTTAGAAAACAAAATGAAACAAATACTAGAAGACTATGCACCTATTTTAAATGCAAAACAAATAGACGGAGAAGTTATATCTTCTGAATCTTCTTCACCCACTGACGAGGAATCATCGTTCGATCCCCAAAAGTAATACCATCTTCATCTTTGTCATAAGAAGCAAACATCTTAATTGATTTATCATCTTTTGAGTACAACCAACCTTCGTTAACTGGAAAGGCAAGTTTCATTTTATCGAACTCTTTTTCATTAGCCCAAGCCGAGTCACTTACACAGTCGACCCACTCCACTCTGACTTTTTGAAAAGGTATATCAGGAGTTGTTATAGTGTTGATAGCTTTACGTCTTTTCCTAGGCATATCTCCATATATCACCCCTATAAGAGATGTACCAGATAAATCACTTAACAATTTTCCCATTTATTTGTCCTGGCTGGCACTCCTGTACTCAGTTTGGACTAACCTTTTGTATAAAAATAGGTCTAAATGACATAAATTTCTGTCACTAAAACAGTTTCTGTCACTAATTTTGTCACGTATTATTGTTGTATACCAACACTAATAGCTCATTCTGACACTTTGACACTTTTTTTTCGTGTTTTTTTTTAACGTCTCTCATTTATCTGTGACATCTCTTATGTATTGTCTATGCCTTTTTTTGGACATAATATTTTCTCATTACTGCCACTTTGTCCTCAGCTTC